CTCGTTGACCCGCTCCCGGAGCGCCGTCACGCGCTGAACGCGATCCAGTTCCTTCAGGTGCTCCGGCCCCACCGCTCCGGCGGGAGCGAACCACTTCTTTGTCATGTCGTCCGGGATGATGCCCACCACGTTCTGTACTACCCAGTTGTCCCGGTAGAGGGAGTTGAGCAGGGCGTAGTTGTCCGTCATCCGGGTCAGCGGATACTCTGTGGCCTCCAGCGGCGACTGGGAGCCATAGCCCAGCCGGAACAGCGGGTTGGAAAATGCGTCTTGTACGCTCACCGCCTCGGTATTTGGTTGTGCGCCCCTGGGGCGGCTTTTATTGCGTCTGGACACTTACTCGAACCTCCAGTCCGGCAGTGAATTGATGTAATAGCGCAGGGCGTCCGGCCCGTGGTCCCGCTCCTTCAGGGGCTTCTCATCCCCCCGCTGGCCCGCCTTCTCGTCCCACAAATAGGTGCCCAGTTCGTCCAGCAGGCCGGCACAGGCTTCACTGACCAGAATTTTTCTGCGGTGAAACAGGCTTCCGGTCTTGCGTATGCCGTCCAGCACCTCATTTTCCGCAGGGATGACATACACCCCCCGCCGCCTCAGTTCCTCGATAAACGAGGCCGCCGAGGGATCTACGATCACCGCGCACCATTCCCTGCCCAGAAAGTCCAGAAGGTCGTCGGCATACTCCTGGTCGGTCTTCTGCCGGCGCTCCTTCCGGCTGTCCCAGCGGTACTCCCTGTCCACCCGGATCACTCCATCGTGGTCATAGATGTCCAGAAACACCGTAGGGTTGGCGGTACCGTAGTCACAGGCCACGGTTCTCTGGGAAACCCATTCCAGATCCACCGGGCGTTCCTGCGTCCGGTAGACATTCTCTGTCTGGTCAAACATGTCGTAGATAAGCCCCTCCGACATGACCCACAGGCCCAGAATGTACCGCTGGTAGAACACCCCGGCATAATACATGCTCCGGTATCTGGCCCGGGTGGCCTCGTCCAGCGCCGGGTTGTCCTCCATGGTGAAGTGCAGATGGAGGGCCTTGTGCTCCTCCGCCTTTAGAATCCACTCCTGCCGGAACCAGTGCTGCGGCCCCTCCGGGTTGCAGTTGAACCATAGCTTTGCCCCTGTCACGGAGCACCGGGCCATGGCCTGTTCCACAAAAGAGCGGGGCATCAGGGCCACCTCGTCCAGCAAAACCCCCGCCAGGGTGATACCCTGAATCAGCGTGTAGGAGCTCTCGTCCTTGCCGCCGAACAGGTAGAAGCGGTTCTCCCGCACCCCACGCCGGGCCGTAATTACATGGCCGGAGCGGCTGTAGGAAATGGTGAAGTTCTGCCGCAAATACTGCACCGCCAGAAGCGGCGTCACAATGTTGCGCTCCACCGCCCCTACCGACTTCCCACAGAGTGCAAACGCGCAGCCGTTGAAACGTCCCATTGCCCACAGGAAGAAGGACAACGACATGACTGAGGTTTTTCCCGACCGCACCGCCCCGTCACAGATCAGCGCGTCATAGCCGGTATAGGGAAACGCCATGATCTTCAATTGCTTCTCGCTGAACATCACAGCCCCCTTGCCAGCTCTTTCAGGCTCTCGGTCAAAGCATCGTCCTCAGTCTGGTTGACCTCAGGCGCCCCCTCCACAGGCTTATCACGCCATTGATCCGGCCGGCGGTTTTTGAGCCAGAAAATCTGCGCCGTGGTATCCGGCGGTACGGTCTTCGTCGTCTGGATGACCTTCCGGCCGTCCTTTTCACTGATCTCCACCCGCTCCTCCATGTACTCATAGCCCAAGGCCCGTTTTAAGAGGGCGTTTTCCACCTGGATATCCACGATTTCTTTGCCCTTTTTTAGGGCCTCACATATCTCACCATACGCGCTTTTCCATACATACAGCGTTTTCGCTGTGATGCCCATGTTATGGGCGATTTGCTCGTCGGTCAGCCCATCCCGGGCCCAACCCTCCAGCAGCAGGAGTCCGTCCGGCTCCAGCCACCGCTGATATTTGCCTTTTGCCACAACGGGCTCACCACCTCTCGGCGCAAACAAAATAAAAAGCCGATTTACCCCATCCGCGCATAAAATTCCTTATGCGCAACTGAGATAAATCGGCTTGGGCCTAACGCGTCTATGGACGGTACAAGGCGCCTTACGCTATATGATCAGTATAACCCGCCTCGGTTTGGTCTGTCAAGCTTTCGGCGCCGCCCCGCCTGTCCGTGCGCCGCGGATTCGGGCCTTCAGCGCCTGCATCAACGCCTCCTGCGTATCCCCCTTGTCATGTAGAGCCGCCACTACGGCCTCATCCATGCCGCCCTGCACCACCAGGTGGTGGGCAATGACCGGGTACCGCTGGCCCTGCCGGTGCAGGCGCTTATTGGCCTGCTGGTACAGCTCCAGGGCCCAGTTGGGGTAACCGTACCACACGATATGGTGGCCGCCGGCCTGGAGGTTGAGGCCGTAACCGCAGGAGGCCGGGTGGGCCAGCAGCAGATCCACCTCACCGGCGTTCCAGGCCTGCTCGTCGGCGGCGCTCTGGTACACCCGCACCCGCAGGCCGGAGTCCTTCAGCACCGCCGCCAGCCGGTCTCGCTCATGCTGAAACCAGTAGAACACCAGGGCGTGCTCCCCGTGAAGCTGTTCCACCACCTCCAGAAAAGCGTCCAGCTTGCAGGCATGGATCTCGACGGCCTGGCCGTCCTCGTCATAGACCGCCCCACTGCACAGCTGCAGCAGCTTTCCGTTCAGCACGGCGGCGGATTGGGCCGTGATGGTGGCCTCATCCACCCGCAGCAGCATGTCCCGCTCCAGCTTGTCATAGGCCCGCTTTGCTTTGGCGTCCAACACAACGGGGACAATGTCCTCGGTGTAGTCCGGCAGGGTCAAATAGTCCTCCGCCTTCATGCTGACGCAGATGTCCGAGATGGCCTCCCGGATGCGGCGGTCGGCCCCGTCCTGCGGGCTGTAAGTACGATACTGCTGGCCGGGATAGGCCCGATCCTCCGTGAAGAACGCCTCCCGGTAGCTGGAAATGGTCTTGCCCAGCCGGGCTCCGCCGTCCAGCAAGTACACCTGGGCCCACAGATCCTCCAGCCCGTTGGGGGACGGGGTGCCGGTCAGCTCCACCAGCCGGCGGATGCGGGGACGCACCAGCTTCAGCGCTTTGAACCGCTTGCTCTGGGCGTTCTTGAAGCTGCTGCTCTCATCCAGCACCACCATGTCGAAGGGCCAGCCGTTGCGGTAGTAGTCCACCAACCAGGGCACGTTCTCCCGGTTGATGACCCAGATGTCTCCCGGGGTGTTCAACGCCCGGATGCGCTTCTGCGCGCTGCCCAGCACCGGGATGATACGCAGATGCTTCAGGTGATCCCATTGGGCCGCCTCGGCGTTCCATGTCGCCTCCGCCACCTTCTTGGGCGCCACCACCAGGCACCGGGCCACCGCCCAGCGGTTGAAATGCAGCTCGTTAATCGCCGTCAGGGTAATCACCGTCTTGCCTCAACCGAGGCCCATCTCCAGGAAAAGCCCCAGGGCCGGGTCGGCCACCACGCGGTCAATCGCGTATTTCTGGTACTCATGCGGGATGAACTTCATTGGGCATCACCTCCTTCCAGCCGATTACAGCACTCCTCCAGAAACCGGGCGACCCCGGTCTCGCTTTTTACTTCGCAGGCGTCCGCCCCCAGCCGGCGGAGCCGGGCCAGCTGCTGGCGCTGCATCGGGCTCAGCCGCCCGCCCTCCGCCTTCAGCTCCACGAAGATCACCCGCCCGCCCGGGAGAACCACCACCCGGTCAGGCACTCCCACATTTCCCGGGCTCACGAACTTGTAGGCCACCCCGCCCAGGGCCTTCACCCCTCGGACAAGCCGGGCCTCAATTTCGGATTCTTTCACCTGTTCCACCTCCGCCTCATGTTGCTTTCTATGCGTTTCAAATCATTCTTTGCATCATCGCCCTCCGCGCTCAAAATCTCAGGGCGTAACTTCGGAACATTTTTTCCCTATACGCGCGCCGCGTTGGGCGTTTAGGCGTATTAGGCGGGTATATGTACTCCCTAATTCTCTAATTTACTATTTAATAGGAAAAAGAGGTTACCCGGTTACCTGCCTACTGCCCCAGCGGATACAGGGGTAAACTTTGAAAGTTACCGAAGGTTACCTGGTTACCCCTCAAAGGTTACCTTTCGGCCAAAGTTACCCCGAAAATTGGCCAAAGGTTACCCCCGGACGAAGCCTTTTTGCGCGCCGCAGTATCCAAATTTCAAGGCGGTCTTTTTGCGCTTCCATCCTGGTGCCGCGGCGATGATACTGTTGATCTCCTGGGTATCACTGTACCGCATATCCCGTTTCTGGCCGTCCAGCAGCTCGCACCAAACCTCCAGAGCACACACCCGATCCCGGGGCGCCAACTCCATTTCTCCGGATACTCCGCCGGCCCAGTACACGCGCCGACGGTTGAGATCCCAGGATGGCCAGCCCCGGGGCACCGGCCGGTCGAGAAAGTCCAGGATCAGCCCCTCCCGGGCGCTGACCTCCCGGTGGTCTTCCTGTTGCGCCTTCGCCGCCTCGGCCAGGTCTCCCGCCAGGTAAAGGGGCTCCCCTGTGCGCCAGCGCACCACAGCCTCAGCCCACAGCTGGTCGAGTTCGTTGTCCAAGTCGTTCCATACGCTTTTGACCGGCGGCCGCAGCCCCACATCCACTGGCCAGAATCGCCGGTTGCCCGTCTTATCCTGGAGATAGTCCCCGGTGTTGGTCGTGCCGAAGAACACGCACCGCCGCGGCATCTCCTTCACATGGCGCCCATAGGCCGCCCGAAAGCGGTCGGCGCGCTGGCTGAGAAACTGCTTGATGCGGGACACGTCGGTGCGCCGGAATGCGTCCAGCTCCGAGATCTCCACCAGCCACACCCCCTGGAGCAGTTCGGAGGCCTCTTTGCCCTCGAAAGTGCGGATAGAGTCGTTGAACCAGCCCCGGCTCATTTTGTCCAGGAGGGTGCTCTTGCCGATGCCCTGGGGCCCAGACAGGATGGTCATGTTGTCAAACTTGGCCCCCGGAACCATCGCCCGGGTCACTGCGGCCGTAAATGCCTTGCGGGTCACGGCCCGGGTGTATGGGGTGTCCTCCGCCCCCAGGTAGTCGATAAAGAGGGTATCCAGACGCGGGGCTCCGTCCCATACCAGTCCCTCCAGATACGCCGTGATCTCGTTGAAGGCGTGTTTCTCGCTGTGGAGGGAGAGGGCGCCGTCTATCTTCCCGGTGCCGGTGATCTGATAATACTTCTCCAAATACCAGTAGAGCCCCTGGTTGTCGTTGTCGCTCCACAGGCGGCGCTCCGTGCTCTCTGACCAGGGCACCGGGCCCAGCACCTCCCCTCGCCCGGCGAAGGCGTTCAGGGCAAACCGGCCTTTCAACAGAGGGTCGTTCTCCAGGATGATCCACACGTTGTCAATGGTGGAGAGGGGCTTGCCGGTCTTGCTATGCGTTTTCAGCCGCTGGATCCAACTGCTGTCATCCTGTGTCTCCCCAACGGCCTCGGTGAAGCCCTCGGTGGCCTCCGCCCACCGCTCCCGGAGCAGCAGGCCAGAGACCTCACTGTCCCCCGCCGCCAGCTCGCACATGGCGTTATAGCTGGGCAGGCGGTTGATGGGCGTCCCCGGCTGTGCCTCGTCGTCCTTGTCTCCGAAGCAGTGCAGCCGCACCAGGTCGAAGGCATTGACCAGCTTCCCGCCGCAGGGGTCGGTGGCATGGTGGGAGTAGAGGAACTTCCCCCCGTCGTAGAGCACCGCGCCGCCGGTGGTGGAGCCGCCGGTGAAGGTGTAGCGCCCCGGGGTGTCCGTCTCCTCGTAGACGCCGGGCAGGAACTTGTCCATCGCCGCGGGCACGTCGTACACACGGCAGAAGGCGCCCACAACGCCGTGTTTGGCCTCCGGATCTCCCTGCTTGGCCGCCAGCCGCGCTGGCGCCGCAGCGCCCGGGCAGGCGGGCCAGGAGGCCACGTTCCGCCAGTCCACATAGGTGGCCAGCAGGCCGTCTACGGACAGCATAGGCTTGTCCGCGGGGTAATAGACGTACTGTCCGTCAGCGCACACGCTGGGCCAGTACATGAGCCGGGACGCCTCAAAGGTGGAGGGGTCGGCCAGCTCCATGCCGATCATGTCGGCCATGCGCCGGGCGCAGGACTCGTACTCGTCGGCGGTGCAGGTGCGGTCCAGCGGCAGCAGCACCCGCAGGCGGGGGGCGTCCGGGCGGTGCTTGCGGGTGGAGTAGATGCAGTAGCCGCACCCCAGGGCCTCCACCCGCCGCACCACGTCGTCCGTGCCGCCGGCGGGGATGCTATCCAGGTCGAGGGTCAGCACATCCCGGCCGGTGACGGCCCCGGCCTTCCGCCGGGGGCCGTGCAGCGTGCCAGCGACATAGCCGCCCACATCCTTCAGATTGTCCTGCTGGCCCTTTGACAGGGCCAGATACTCCGCCATGGTCTCCGTGCTTTTGGCCGGCAGCCGCAGACGGTCGTACAGCTCCGAGATCGTCAGCGTCTGGGCCTGCCAGTTGGTGGCCCGCCGGCTGGCGCCCACGGAGATGGTGATTTGTCTGTCATAAATCAAGGAGCTCACTCCTTTTAGATAGAAAACTCTGTCAATCTTTCTGGGCGCGTTTATCTGGTCAAAGCGCACAAAGTAAACTTGCTATAGTCGCAAAATCACATTTGTGTATACGCACAAAGCTGGATTACCGTGCATCAAATCAGTTTACAAGGACGGCTACTTGTGTTACTGTACACCTAGAGAGGAGGTGAATTTCATGGCTAAGAAAAAGAAAATTTCTCCCCGAGCCGCGCAAGCTTGTAAGGATTTGCTTGCTGAAGGCGCAACTAAAAAATATCTCGCATGTTCTCTTGATATGTGCCCATCCACTCTTACTAAGCGGCTGGATGAGCACACGAACAAACAGCTTCGCGACGAAAATGCGGCCCTCCACGCAGAAAATGAGCGTCTCAAGCGTGGTGCACCTGGTGTCATCGATATTAGTGAGGAACGCAAGCGGAAACAAGCATAATTCGCGCCACCGCCCCACTATGCGGGGCGGTAATTTTTAATCCTTTTTGAAAAACGGGTTTACCCACCCGTCCGCGTTTAGCGGCAGCCCCTCCGCCCAGAGCGGCACCTGCCGCATGATGTTGATGACCTCCTCCAGGCTGTCCCGGCCCGGCGGCGCGTCGATGACCACCTCGTCATGGATGTGGAACGCCACCGGATAGCCGGCGGCCTCCAGCCGCTCCACGGCTTCGGCCAGGCAGTCCCGGGCGGCGGCCTGGGTGATGTTCTCTGTCAAGCGTCCGCCGTAGGTCTCTATCACTTCCCACTTATGGGACTTCTGGTTTACCCCCCAGTAGCATACTGCAGGCCGTCCAAACCGGTTCACCCCCATGTGCGGGTGGGCGTAGTACAGCTTGCGGCCGCTGGGCAGCCGGATGGTGAGAAAGTCGTTGTTCCCATCCATCTCGCGGGCGAACACCAGCCGTCCCCTGTCCAGCTCCACCCGGCGGCCGTGTTCCACGGCCTCCCGGGCCGCGGCCTCCACTGTGTACCAGAACTGCACGATAGCGGGATTTGCATTGCGCCACCGCTCTACGATGTCGGGTAGGTCTTCCTCCGGGATGCCCATGCGCAGAGCCCCCATGCTGACCAGGGAGCCGACGCCGCCCTGGTAGCCCAGGGCCAGGGTCGCCACCTTGCCCTTCTGGCGGTAGCTGTATTCCGGGTTTCCCTTCTTGATAGTCTCGATGGGCACACCGAACATCTGGGCCGCGGCAGCCTCGTAGATTTTCCCGTGGGTGCGGAACACCTCCAGCACCCACTCCTCCCCGGCAAGCCAGGCAATCATGCGGGCCTCGATGGCGGAGAAGTCGGCGTCCACCAGGGTGCGCCCCGGGGCGGCAACGAAGGCCGTGCGGATGAGTTGGGACAGGGTGTCCGGCACGGAGCCGAACACCACCCGCAGCCCGGCGGCATCTTGGTGCCTGACCAGATCCCGGGCCAGGGGGAGCAGCGCGCCGTCTATGTAGGTGCGGGGCAGGTTCTGGGGCTGGACGATCCGTCCCGCCCACCGCCCTGTCCGGTTTGCCCCGTAGAACTGGAGCAGCCCGCGCACCCGGCTGTCTGCACAGACCGCAGCCGCCAGGGCGGTATACTTCTTGTTGCTGGTCTTGCCCAGCTCCCGGCGGATCTCCAGTACCCGCCGAGCCTTATCCCCGGGCAGCTCCTTCCCCAACAGATCGGCCACGGTGTCCTTCCGCAGGTCGCCTACCTCCTCGCCGGTCTCCTCCTGGAGCCAGCGGGAGAGCTGCGCCAC